CCAGTAATCGTTGAATTGATATTTGCAGTTGTTACAGTGAGAGTTGATAGATATCCTGAACTTCCAAGACCAGTGACAGTTGAATTAATATTTGCAGTTGTTACAGTGAGAGTTGAGAGAAATCCAAAAGTTCCAAGGCCAGTCACGGTTGAATTTAGAGTAGGTTGTACAGAAGAAATAAACCCAAAAGTTCCAAGCCCTTTAAGAGTTGAATTTAGAGTAGGCTGTACAGAAGAAATAAAACCAAGAGTCCCAAGACCAGTAACAGTTGAATTAATATTTGCTGTTGTTATATTGTTAGAACCAAATGAAGAAATAAATCCAAGAGTTCCAAGTCCTTCAATAGTGGAATTAAAAGTAGGTTGAATGGAACTAATACTTGAAATAAACCCAAGCGAACCAAGTCCTGCAATTGTTGAATTTACACCAATAATACTTGTTGAAAGGCCACTAACTGAACTCAGATTTGAGGGATCAATTTGATTTAATGTTCCATCGGGACTTGCAACCATTATAAAACCCGTAGAGATCGGAAGATTAGTATATTGATCCTTCATAAACACTTTGCGCATTGTTAGAACATCAGTGTCATATGTTTTTCTTGAATATGAACTCATCTCTACTTATTGAGTTAATTTAAATTACTTTATATACCACCAGACTAATAAGAGTTCATTGTACTTCCAGAATTATAAATTGAAAGATAAATGGAATTTGTAGATGGCATATTAACAAGAAGAGAGGTTGTACTAAATCCTGAATATCCACTTACATAACTTTTAATACTAGCATTTCTTCTGTCGGTTATAATTGTTGAATGTTGATATATTCCTGATGATAGTAAATGAAAAAGTGAAATGGATGACATATATGAATTCATAACATTACTTGTAGTTAATTGAAACTCTTTTACACCTGTATATATATTTGATGAATTACTTGTATAGGAGATTACATTATAATTGCTTGAGTCAGTATAAGTATAATAGGATGCAGTATAACTAGGATTTGCATTTGCTTGAAGACTCTCTATAAAGGATGTATTAGGTTCGAGGGTAGTATTTCCATACATAATCTGTGATATCAATGGTATAATAGGACATAGTCGTGTTCCTGCAGCATCATTTGATAAAAAAATCAATGAATTCCAACTATCAAATACATAATTATAATAGAATCTAAGACTTATAATTGAGTTAGAGTTAATATAGGTTGAAAATGGATCAAGGATAACTGAACCCGTTGAAAACCATGCATGTGGAGTTGTTATATTTGAATTTTGACTATATTTTGCAGATGATACATACATCGGTATAGGTTTATTAAAATCTGTATAGCCTAGATTTATAATGGATGTTGTAAAATTTGTACTTAGGAAAAGAAGACCAGGACCAGAATTACCACTAGGAGAAGAAAGATATCCAAGAGTTCCAAGCCCTTTAAGAGTTGAATTAATAGTTGGCTGCAAAGTGCTTATGCTGCTTAGGAATCCAAACGTACCAAGTCCTACAATGGTTGAAGTTACATTTGAAGTTTTAGCAAAGAGACTTGTATCAACTGTACTTAAAAATCCAAGAGTTCCCAATCCAATAAGTGTAGAATTGAGAACTGGCTGCATTGAACTTATACTGCTTAGAAATCCAGATGAGCCAAGGCCCTGAACAGTAGAATTTAAATTCGTTGTAACGAGATACCCGCCCGCGTTAAGACTTGATAAAAATCCAAGAGATCCAAGACCTTGAATCGTTGAATTTAATCTTACAGATAATGCAGAACTTGAAATATACGAAGCAGTTCCCAAGCCTGCAACAGTTGAAAGGAGGAAGGTTGATTGATCCGTTGGATAGATAATGACCGTGCCTGCTGTATAAATTGAAAGACCACCACCATACAGAGTGATTGAACAGAGTGTGCTAATCTGCGATAAACTAGAAATTTGATTCTGCAGTGATAAACTTGTACTAAAGAGGGCAGTAGGATATGTCATGGCCGTTGAAAGGGAAGATAGACCAGCTTCCGTGATTGCCGTTAAATTATTTGTTTGCTGAAGGAGCGTATAATCACCAAACGGTAAATTATAAACAACAATTGATAAATTACTTGTAAGGCCAATAGATGTACTCACTGATGTACTGGTATAAGCAAAGTTGTTCGTACTGATTTGAATGATCGCGGTAGAAAAATCGGTTTTAGGAGTATAGATTGAGCTGATTGTGCTGTAATTTTCATTCACGAGAGATGTCAGCGTTGATACTGCATTTGTACTTTGATTCATACCAAAATAAATTGCATTTTGCATGGAATCCACTGTTAAAATAATATCACCCAATCCTATATATTTTATCACAGAAGATGGGCTTGCTGCATTTAAATACGTTCCCTTATTTTCTAATGAGCTAATTCCTGCACTAACTGTTGATGTATTTGAAAGAACAAAAGCCTTTGAAAATGCTAAAAGTGAAATAGTTGAACGATCAGCGGCAATTGAATCAAAAAATACAGTATTTGTAGTACAGTCACTGCGGATTCCTATACCACCAGTACCCGCAAATTTAATTGCAGGTGTTAAAGTTGCATTTGAATATGCATAGAGTGTATTATTTCCACTGATATCAACTTCACTAAAGGCCTTTGCATAGATATATGTTTGATTTGAACCTGGTGCCCCCTGTGTCATCCCAATACCTTGACCAGAATTCAATAAAAATGTTGTTGATATACTGTTGGCCGTATAGGTACCTGCGTCTGTTATAATTTGCTGAAATGCACTAAGCCCTGTTGCAGTTGATGGATTGACCCATACAGTTCCACCAAGGCCATCGGACGTAAGCACTTTTCCTCCAGGAATCAATGAATTAGAACTTCCGCGAATATTTACAGTACGTAATGTAATTATATCTGTATCAAATGTCCTTCTTTGCTGTGAAGACATTCTCTGCTTCTCTATTTAGATATTAAGAACTTTAAGATGGAAGATTTTGTATAGAAACAAATAGAGAGTTTGTAGATCCGAACGCAAGTGTAACATTGCTAGTATATAGTCCTTGAGTTATATTAGATGTTACTGCATTCGGTAGATAGTGCGTAAGTACATATGGATTTCTATAGGTTAATGTATTTCCAGGAAATGTAATTCGGATCGGTTGATTAAAAAAATTAGAATTAGTAGTATCTGTTGGATAAAATACAGTTTGCGATAGATTTGTACTCATAAAATTAACACCATCTTGTAACATAGTTGATATATAAATTAATACAGGTGCAGACGCTGGTAATGCTATTTTTGAAAAAAGAATATTTGGATACGCTTCAATGCTAATCAATGATTTATTTGTAATATAACTTGAAAAGGAGTCTAATTTAAAATTTGCACTTGAAAAATAGAGCGGTTGAGACCCTGCCCCAGCATTAGATGCAGTAAATGCGCCATTATTTCCACTATATGTAATGGATGAATGTAAGAATGAACTTAAATAAATCACATTTGATGCATTCCCAATTATAGCAGTTCCTCCTGTAATATAAATTTGCCCTGTATTTACAATATAGAAACTGTTTGCAAGACCAATTGATGTACTATATAACATTGAAGTGCTCACATAACCAAGTGAAGTGAGACCTGTAAGAGTTGAATTGAGTGTCGGCTGTATAGAGCTTATGCTACTTAGAAATCCAACAGTACCAAGACCTTGAATGGTTGAATTTAGATTACCTTGTGTTACAGCTGTACTTAAAAAACCGAAGGTGCCAAGACCCTCAATTGTTGAATTAAGATTAACCTGACCTACAGAAGTACTTATAAATCCATAGGTTCCAAGACCCTGAAGTGTTGAATTTAATGTAGGCTGTATTGAACTTATACTACTTAAAAAACCGAAGGTGCCAAGACCCTGTATTGTTGAATTTAAACTAGGTTGTACTGTACTTAAGAATCCAAGAGAACCAAGACCCTCTACAGTTGAATTTATATTTATTTGATTTAAAGATGTACTTAAAAAGCCTAGAGACCCTAGACCTTCAACTGTTGAATTAAGATTAACCTGACCTACAGATGTACTTAAAAATCCTAGAGATCCAAGACCCTGTATAGTTGAATTTAGAGATGGTTGTGTTGCACCTGTACTTAGAAATCCTAGAGATCCGAGACCTTGAACTGTTGAATTTAAAGAAGGTTGCGTTGCACCTGTACTTAGAAAGCCTAGAGACCCAAGGCCTTGAATGGTTGAATTTAGAGAAGGCTGAATTACAGCAGATGATAAATAACCAACAGTACCAAGTCCAATGACAGTACTGAATAAGAAACTACTTATTAAAAACCCTGTAAGATTATATCCAATTCCAGAACTTAACGTGGATACATCTTGAGGATTTATATTTAGAATTCCAATGCTTACACCTGAAGTAAATGTATTTGTTCCATAGACTACAAAGGTTGAAATTGCTGCAGGAGACATTAATTGATTTAAATTACTTTGAAGATTCACTGTTGTACTGACTAGATTAACAGTATTCACATATCCATATACATTAAGTCCTTCGATAGTGGAATTAAGACTAGGTTGTGCAGTTGATAAAAAACCGAGAGAACCAAGTCCCTGGATAGTGGAATTAAGACTAGGTTGTGCAGTTGATAAAAAACCGAGAGAACCAAGTCCCTGTAAGGTAGAGTTCAGTGTAGGTTGCACAGTTGATAAAAAGCCGAGAGAACCAAGTCCCTGTAATGTAGAATTCAGCGTAGGTTGCAAACTGCTTATGCTACTTAGAAAACCTAGAGATCCAAGACCTGTAATTGTTGAATTTAATCCGAGAGTACTGATGTAACCAAGGCTACCCAGGCCATTTGTTAGGCCAGTCGTCGTACTTACAAGTTGCCCACCAGTAATACTTCCAGCAATGCCTCCATTACCAATTGCAGTAGATAAAGTTGATAGACCTGGAATAATATAGGAAATTGAAGTTGAATTGCCTTGAAGCGTAGAAGGTAAATTATCGATTCCAAGCGAACTGCTTATATACTTTACTTCGCTCATCCAATTAACACCTCCAATTCCATCGGTCGTCATTGTATAAAAAGACGATATGGGAAGATTTGTTGTTGGATCAAGAGCAAATAATGACCGGAGAATATCTATTGTATTCATACTTGTAGTTCCTGCACCTCTTCTTTGAAAGGCGCTCGGATCCATTGCGCTACTATAGTCTGTTTAGATTCACTCTTTCTTTCAGAGACACGCAATAGAATGACCGGAAGTGGCGGCCTCTTACAACTTGTCGCATTAGGCAAACAAGATGTTTTTATTACAGGTAATCCTCAAATCACCTGGTTTAAGTTCGTCTATCGTCGCCATACAAATTTTGCAGTGGAATCAATTGTAATGTATTCAGATAATACTCCTGATTTTGGAAAAAAGGTCAGCTGGCTAGTTCCGCGCGCAGGAGATTTATTAGGCCCATGTATTCTTGAAATTACACTTCCTGCACTTACTGATGCGACTACGGGTGCCGCAGTTTCCTATGTAAATTCAATAGGCCATGCATTAATTCAAGAAATTACAATTACAATTGGAGAACAAGAAATTGATCGGCAAACAGGTGAATGGATGGAAGTATGGTCAAATCTGACTACAACTGAATCTAAGAAATTTGGATATTGGGATATGATTGGTAAAGTTGATGGATTTTCTATACCGACTTTGAATGGCCCATTCAAGATTTATGTGCCTCTGCAATTCTGGTTTTGTAAAAATCCCGGACTCTATCTTCCCTTACTCGCAATGCAGTATCACCCGGTCCGCATTAATATTACATTCCGTGATATTCAAAGTTTATTTTTTAACAATATGGCACCAAGTGATTATAATTGTATAACCGACATGCAGGTCAATAAAGTCTCAATGACTGACTGTGTTCTTTGGGGAGATTATGTCTTTCTAGACGTCGATGAACGTAGGCGATTTGTAAGTAATGCTCATGAATATCTCATCGAGCAGGTTCAATATACATCATTAACACCACTCCCAGCAAATTCTCAACAAGTCAGTGTAAGTCTTGAATTTAATCATCCAATTCGTGAATTTATATGGCTCCTGCAAAGAAATGCCATACGTAATAATCATGAGTGGTTTAATTACAGTAGTTTAGGCATAGCTGAATCTGGAACACGTGATGATCTACTAAGTTCAGCTGTTCTACAATTTGATGGATTTGATCGATTTCAGGAGAGAAGTGCATCCTATTTCAGACTTGTTCAGCCATGGCAGAGGCACACTACTGTTCCAAGTGATGATTATGTGTATGTCTATAGTATTGCTCTTCGTCCTGAAGAGTTGCAGCCGAGTGGAAGTGCAAATGCAAGTCGCATTGACTCGATTAAACTACTTGTAACTACGAATCAAGCCACAAGTCCAGTTCGCGGCGATTCAACTGTCATTGTCTATGCGACCAATCACAATGTTCTGCGAGTCGTTGATGGATTTGGAGGCGTTCTCTTTACGATTTAATAAGCTTTAGAAAGTCCTAGGCAAGAGTAGCAATGGCCGAGCCAAATATAAATTTTACACAAGGAAAGGCCTGGGGAGGCACTCAAATAGATCCAACACTTTTTAAAATCGTAAGTGTTCTCTTTGGATTTTTTGGTTTTGATCATTTTATACTACGGAGCCCAAAAACAGGTCTATTGAAATTCATTGTAAATCTATGCAGTTTAGGTTTCTGGTATTTTTATGACTTGATCCAACTTTTCTATGATGGCGATTTCGTAAAGCAATATGGACTTTCCTATCCTTTTTACGGACCCTCAGGACTCGGTGCAGGAATTTTCCACGAGGCAGGGAAAGAGAAGGCACCTGATGACTCGGCAAGTCCATTCTATTTCCTACTGTATTCAATTCTGAGTTTTCTGCCGTTTGGAGTAAGCAATGCAGTTGTTGGAGATCTCAAGGGCGGATTAACTAAGTTTATTCTTGTCAGTTTATCAAGCGCAATCCTTTTTAATTTCCTGGCTCTCGCAATCAGTTGGATTAATCCTTTTATTTACATTGGAAATTGGTTTTCATTCTTTTTAAGTTTCCTAACAATTTATCCCCTTCTATTTGGAGTTCTCTGGTCGTCCTACAGTCTCTGGACTGTCCTTTTCAATACTCAAAGTCTTTTTACAAAAGGCACAGATCGCATGTTCCCAATCAATCTTATTTTGGGGGAAGAATATGGACCTGCACCGCATCTCCTAGCATCAAAATATAAAAAGGAAATTACTGCAGATAAATCAAAAGAGGGCAGTGGATTTTTTGGAGCACTTGTGTCACTTCTAAAGATTCTGCCTGAACAACTCATTCCTCCTGCAAAAGAGGCAATTGGTGAAGTGAAAGATGCATCCGTTGGTGTTATACAAGGAGTTGAAAAAGTCGTTGAAGCCGCTGCGGGACCAGTTAAGGGACTTTCTGCGCTTTCACTTGCAGTTCCTGTTGCAGCAACAAAGGCCGTTGAAGGCCTGAGTGCATTTACAGATCCCAAGGCTCTTCAAGAAGCTGCAAAAAGTCAAGTTGGAGGCGGCCTACTCGTGAATTCGAGTGATGCATCTGTCTATTCAAACATTTTCATGGGGTTCCTAGTATTTATTGTACTTGGTGGATTTGCCGCAAGTTATTTGCGGAATAGAACACAAAAATCTAAGGATGGAAACAAGGAGAATCGCGACGATGTCCCGCCAGACTCAAACAATGGTGATGACTCCCCTCCCGGACCAGCAGCTCTTTGAAGCACTCCTTGGAAAGACATTTGACGAAAGAATCACTCAAATTCCCAAAATAACGGTTGTCTATTTTACTGCAGATTGGTGTGGGGCCTGTAAGCGCATTGATTGGCCTCATATTGAAAAGGCACTTGAAGGTACGAAAATTACATGGTTCAAGTGCGATGTAGATAGGAATGATTACACATTAGGATATTGTGGTATGAAATCAATTCCGAGTTTTGCTTGCATCTTAAATGGAGGATTTAAATCAAAGCTGAGTTCATCAAACACAGAAGCAATCATAGAATGGATAAAATACTGTCTTGAATAGAGAGTTGATATAAATATGGATTTTTCAATTATTGGTGGTGGAATTGCGGGGTTATACTGCGCACTTCAACTTGCAAAGAAATATCCTAAGGCAGATATACAAATTCTTGAACGCTACAAAGAGCTAGGAGGAAGAATAAGTACATATAGAACAAAAAATAACAAAATACATTACGAATCGGGTGCAGGAAGATTTCATGAAGATCATACACTCCTACGAGGCCTTATTAGTGAGTATGGACTAACGGAAATTCCACTGGAAAATGAAAGTTATTACATAAATAAAGATACAAAAGAACTTGTTCAGAATCATTTTGAGGCAAGCCTTGAAAGCTGGTTATCTGAGTTTGGGAGACTTTCTAAGACAACCTTGGCCGAACATACAATTGGATCTCTTCTAGAGAAAACATTTGGTCCCAAAGGACGAGATTTAACAATCCAATTTCCGTATTGGGCTGAAATCTATACTCTTCGTGCAGATCTTGGAATTAAGAGTTTTGAAAAGGAAATGAGTGGTCGTGGTAAGTTCTATGTACTCAAAGAAGGATTTGATCAACTTATTGTAAGACTAGTAGCAGATTTGAAAAAGCATGGTGTAAAAATACATACATCCTGCAAGGTCGTGGATATTCAAAAAACAGAGGATGGATTTCTTTTAGAAGTTGAAGGAAAAAAAGAAAAAGTCCTCAAAAGTAAAAAAGTTATTCTTGCAGTCCATCCGACGGCTCTTAAGAACTTTACACTTCTTAATAAAAAGGTATCCATTTTGAATCAAGTTGCAATGGAGCCGCTATGCCGTGTCTATTCTACATTTCCTCTTATAAAAGGAAAACCCTGGTTCCAAGGAATTCCAAGATTTTCTACAAATTCTGAGATCCGTTATTTTATTCCAATTCGCGAAGATCAAGGCACTGTAATGATTTCATATACGGATGGCAAAGATACACTTCCAATTGATGCACTGCATAAGAAACTTGGAGACATTGGTCTAGGAAAGCATTTAACGGACTGCTGCAGAGATTTATTTCCAACACATACAATTCCTGATCCTCTTACAACAACCTATCATCATTGGGCCAAAGGCGCAAGTTATTGGCTTCCAGGAAAGTATGATCCAGTTACAAGTAGCAAAGAATCTTTGCAGCCAATTCCTACATTCGATCTATTTATTTGTGGTGAAGGATTCTCACTTCGCCAGGCATGGATTGAAGGAGCACTTGAAAATACCTGTGATCTTCTTAGAATACTTTAATGGCGATTGATCATCATTTTATCTTATCGCTTTTTCATATTTTAGGTGTTGTTCCTTTTTTGCTATATATTGGACTCCAGCGAGCGGCAACGCCTACTAGTGTTTTTACGGCAGCGGCAGTTCTTGGTGCATTTATAATATTTTATCACGGATACAAATCCTATGTTCGCTACATGTCATCCTCGCCATATTTATGGGTTAATTTAATCCATCTTTTTATTGTTGGTCCTCTTCTTCTCTTTATTGGAGTAAAAAATAGAGATACGCCAAGAACGGCCTACGAGCTTTTACTTATGACTGCATTCGCGGCACTCGGATATCATCTCTATTCGCTTATTAATATAATGAGTAATATCCAGGCCGATTAAACGACATCAAGTTGAGGATATTCAACATGGTCAATGCAAGAATAGACGTGATAATAGAAGGCAGTTGAACTCTTAAATTCTCTTTGACAGGCTGAACACTGAATTTCAGTCCCTGCACCAAGCTTCAGAGTTTCACATGCAGTTCCGCAATGCTTCCGCATATAATGAATACGGCGTCCTCCACTTGTAAGACTTTGAAAGTCACATCCTTCAAAAGGGCAGACAAATGAAGGACGATCTTCAGCTCGTACTCGTTCAGGATGCTTTGAATACATATGAGTTTCCAGCGTTTTTAGATGCAGGAACTTCATATCACAGAACTTACATTGATGAGGAAGATCTTCATCATCATGATTTGTCTTTATATGATAATGCATCGTGTTCATATTTGTAGTCACTTTAGGACAATGAGGACAAATATAATCGCCATTTGCATTCTTAGGATATTTAACTTGTTTCGCAGGCATTATCTTTGTACTGCCTATATTTACTTGGAAGCACCGCTTCAATTTTTTACTTTTACTATCTGTAAAAATAGAAATGGATGCAACCTATACGAAAAAACAGGGCTATGCCATGCTTGTAAAACGTTGGTCTGAAGGTGAATCGTATCCAACGATGTATCATTTAATTTTGAGTTGGATAGAACATTATAAAGATACAATTTACGAAAAAAAAGAGATGTTAGATATTCTTAAGCGAATGATAAATGGTGATGAGATGAAAGTAATTGTTGAGGATGTTATGTATGGGCAAAGATATTTGCATCTTCGAATTGAAATGACTCGTACCTAAGAGTTTAAATACGATGGACACATACGATTAAAGATGGCACAAACACTCACAATTGTTACAATGGTTATTGGCAAAGACTATAGGAAGGGGCTTGAGATTGCACTTGATTCAAAGAAGACATATGCTGCCAAGCACGGATATACCTATATTGAGGGTGGAGATACATTCTGGAATCGTGAGCGTCCGATTGCATGGTCAAAAATTCCTTTTTTGCTGGATGTTTTGAGTAAATTAAAAGATGGTGATTTGGTCTGGTTGAGTGATGCAGATGTACTTATTACGAATCCAGAGATTTCATTTATGGATACAGTTGTACCACTATTACCTGCAAATAAGGATTTATTAATGACGCTAGATTCATGTGGTCATTTAAATTCAGGAAATCTAGTTCTACGGAATACAGAATGGCAAAGGGCCTATTGGAAGAAGGTCTGGGAGCAGACAGACTGTATTTATCATATTTGGTGGGAGAATGCTGGAATGATAAAGGTTATGGAAACGGATGAAATGGCTAGAAACAAAATTGAGGTGACAAAGGAACATAAGAAGTTCAATGCATTCCTCCGAGGAATACCTGGAGAGCCTTTATGGGAACCTGGAGATTTCCTTGTACATTTTGCAGGAGTGTATGATCCAAAGGAGATTCAAGACTTAATACAGCGTATCCAGAAGGGTGAGGTTCCGCGCTTAAAAATGTAGGAACTATGTAGAATGCCTGATCAAGATATTACCTTATATCCTGGAGATACTCTTACGGTTACGTGTGCCGCTGCCGCTGGTGCGCCGCCTCCTGCTAATGCCGCGATTGGTGGCAAGCGTAATCGCAAGGCTCTCAATAAGACGCGCAAGGCGCAGGCTGGAGGAAAAAAGAGAGGCCCTAATCCTTTCATGAATTTTGCCAAGGAGCAGAGACCTGCCATCATGAAGGAGCACCCTGATTGGGGAATTCCTCAAGTTGGAAAAGAACTTGGACGTCTCTGGAGAGCTAAGAAGGGAGAATAAAAAATCGTAACTAAGAATATAATGAACAACGTTCCTCCTGTTCCTGCTCCTGCTCTTGCTGCAAATAAGCCGATGATGGGCGGCCGCAGAACGCGTAAGAATGGACGCCGCAATGGAATGCAGATGGGCGGTGCAATGATGACCACGGGTTCCAAGGCGCAGGTCTGGCACGGCACGGCGCGCCACACGTCCGGCGGCCTCACAAAGAAGGATTTAATGCGCCACAAGGGCAAGATCGTCAGCCGCCGCAAGCATGCCGCGGGTCTGAAGGCGATCAAGCGTCTGCGTAAGCTAGGATACACGGCCAAGAAGGGTAAATTCACGCTCTTTAAGAAGCAGAAGTAAAAAATAAAAAAAGTAAAGTATCTACAATTGATTTAAAAAATCATAAATAGATAGAATGGAAGGCTTATTGGGTAGTAATAAGAATAAGAATAAGAATAAGAATAAAAGTCAGAAAAAACCCAGGAGTGCAAAGATGAATGCGCTTATCAAACGGCGCGAGAATGTGCGTAGAAATCTTACGGCACGCTTAGGGCGCGGAGCGATGGTTGCAAATGCAGCGAAATTAACGGCCATGATGAATAAAGGTGTTCCGAAAGAAGAACAGGAGCGGTTTATTCAAGAAATTATGGCACGTGAGAAGGGTGCTCCGAGAGCAAAAAAGCTGGCTGCAGTTGTTGAAGAAAAGGGAGAGGAAGCTGAATCTGAAGTCAAGGAGAGATCTGCACGTTCGCTTGAAGAAATGAGAAGGAAGGCTGAAGAAATTCAAGCGAAGTTGGAAGCTACGGCAAATCAAGCAAGTAAGAAACCTAGAAAGACTGCAAAGGCTGCCAATAAGAATGCTGCAAGGGCTACCAAGAATGCTGCGAAGCAAATGGCAAAGACAATGAAGGCTCAGGCGAAGGCGAATGCGAAGCTTGCGGCAGAAGTTGCCAAGAAAAAGGCACAAGAAGCAGTTATTGAACTTCAGGCGCAGGCTAAGAAGAATTTACAGGAATACCTTAAGAAAGCTCCCCGAGAGGCCAATGTAAAGAAGCTTGCGGCAATTCGTCGCCGCGGGACAAATCTCAGTGTTGCGGATTATGTAAAAGTTCGTAATGCGGCCGAAAAAATAAAAGAAAAAAATCTTTTATCTTTTTTTGCTGCTAATATTGGAAATGCAAATGTTCATCCTGTCGCGAATGCAAACGCTCAGGAGCGTCTTGCACAATTCTTAAGTGACCAGGAAGAATAAACTAGCCCTTAATAGAATGGGTTGGTTAGATTGGATTCCTGGAATGGGGGCAAAGAAAAATTCAAATGTACCTAGAAATGCAGGAGCAGGAGCAAATGGATCAACAATGGCAGTCATGAATCCTACACCTACGCCTCCTATGCCTATGACTACTGCAGCTCCTATGACATCTGCGCCTACAGTCGGTGGTCGTCGTAGATCTATGACTAGAAGTCGCAATGGTCGTAAGACAATGTGCCGCAGACATGGACGCAAGAGAAGAAGTTGCCGTCGCAGCCACGGAAGTAGTCGTAAGAACTAAGTAGTAAGAACTAAGTATCAAAATAACTTAATTGTTCCATGCACCAGCGCAGAGTATCACGAATGTCATGAATAGAAAGATCTTCTTCTTTCCCTTCAAGACTTCCAGCATCATACCATTTTACAGAGCGTTCCGATAAATTCACAACAATTCCTGCTTTCTTCTCACGTAGATCTTCAATGCTATTGAGAACAGAAATACCTTGTGTAGGTAATTGAAGAAGAAACCATTCTTTATAGGATAGACTCGGTAGGCTATAACTGATGAAAACTGTATTCCAGAGACTTCCTGAAGGAGGTAATCCGCCTGTTTGGCAGATCCAATAAATCCCTTCAAACTTCTGTAAGAGTGCAGCAGGACATTGCCCTCCGAGCCATAAAACAGACGACGGTTTTTGAATATTCTGCAAATAAGTGGCCAAAAAAGAATAATCCGTATTTGTCCTAATTTTAAGGATTAAATCCCACGGTTGCTGATAGACTTTAAATTTCTGCTGATTTTTTTTATTTTCTTCTTGGGCTCCATATACGAGAATACGGCGCCCACGAAAGAGAAGATCATGTTGAATATGCGAAAATACACCAACTGCATCTTCAATGGATCCGACAACAAAAATACGTGGTTTTTCAAATGACCATTCAAAGGCTTGAAGATGAAGTGGCGCCTCGGGCATCCGTTATTCTATTCTTTTTGTCATCTCTTATCAAGATGATTGTCCGCATTCTCGTATCTGCTGTTCTCTATTTCTTGATTGATCTTCCTTGGCTGTACCTCACATCAAAAACATGGTCTTCAATGATTCTTGATATCCAGAATACAGATGTAAATATAAAAATGCTTCCTGCACTCGTTGTCTATATTGCTCTTGGTATCCTACAGCAATTTCCTTCAAGCATAGCTGAAGCATTTCTACTTGGACTTACAGTCTATGCCGTCTATGATTTCACCAATTTGGCCACCTTCAACAATTATTATTATTCATTTGCTCTACTGGATACACTGTGGGGAGGCGTTCTCTTTACACTTGTTTATCTACTCATGTCAGTGTATGATTCACGGAGATAAGTTCTAAATACCAGTGGATCCAAAGCCACCTTCACCACGCACAGTCTCAGGCAGAGTCTCTACGATGCGGATTTCCTTGATCCATCCAAGATCAGGAGCAACAATCTGAAATAGCCGAGTCCCGAGTTCAATCTTATAACTGGCCTGCTGAATCTCATTCTTTACAGGAGCCTTGATCGGCCCACGGTAGGTCCGATCAATAATTCCTTCCGAATTTGCCATGTACAGTGGTGTCTTGCAAATGCTTGATCGCGGTACAAGACGATAATGAACCTCTTCTTCTAGTGCAGGATTCACTGCATTTGTATAGTGATTCTCAGAATGAGTTGTAGAGTCATTTGTTGAAGAACGCCGTAGCATCCGAGCACGGACACCATGATCTATAAATACGACCTTGTGACTGTAGGCAGGAATTGTTGTCTCCTCACAGAAAAGATCATATCCTGCATTGTCATTTGAGCGATTCGGTTCAGCCTTGTAGAAAGAGGCGGCCCACGGCTCAACGAGAAGTTCCAAGCAGTAAGTGTATGACATTCTATGCTTGTAACAGTGAGTTTTTTCACGTCAAATTTAACGCCTTAAATTAACTTTAACTATTAAAAAAATAGCTAGTCTAAATAAATGGCAGCAGCAGCAGGTGCAGGACCTCCGCCACTACAAGTATCTCAATATATTGTAAAAGAGGGAAAAGAAGAAATAGAAGCGCGAATTAAGGAATTAAATGTAGAAACGAATCCAGTTAAAAGGGCGGAATGGGGTCCTCTTGATTCAGAATATATACTTGAAACATATAGGGTAGTTGAAGATATAAAGGCATTAGAAAATGAAAAAAAAGAAAGAAAAGCTGCTGCTGAAAGTCTTTCGCAAGTTGGAAATAGTCAAATTGAAGTGGATGGAGAATTGGTAGATCGGCTTGAATATTTAGATTCAATTGTTAAATTACGAAATACACTTCTTTTAGCCATCAATAAACGTAAAATATCTTCACAAAGCGCAAGTGAAGGAGGACAAAGAGAAGCAAAACGAAGGACAAAGAGAAGTAAAAGAAGTAAAAGAAGTAAAAGAAGTAAAAGAAGTAAAAGTAAAAGATCTAAATAAACGGATTATGAGCCCATTGTAAAAGTCCTTGTCTTTGTACAGGCCTGCAAGATACATCTCCAGGCTTACAATTTGCCCTTATTTGTCCTTCATGGCGCGTGAAAGCTTTCCATCGTTTGATTTGAATTGCATCTAATTCATTTATTCTACGACCCATCCAATACCGACAATACCATTGAAACCATCCGCGTTCATCAGGATTTTTCTTTGCATCCGATAAGACTCCAAAGCGTTTATTTGCACCTGCACCAGGTCCAGGAACCCACCCAGCTTTTCTCCAGGCCTGAAGCGGCTGTCGTGATCCTACACGAAAGGCATTCACTGAAACATCCGCTCCATCAGGCCGAAGAGTATCCAAGGCGAGTGCATTCATAAACCATTCTGCAGGAAATTCATCAATACAATCATTTAGATATTTCCCTTCAAATACACCCATAGATAACAGCTCACCGGGCGACGCATAGGGTTTGAAATCTGCATGAAAAGAACTTATGTCTCCAGGATCTTCAGATAAGGTATAGCTATAATTTTTTACCATTTTATTAGACACTGTAATACGATCGCCTTTATGAAAAGTAGAAAGAGGTCGTCCATGTTTTTTTATTTTTTCATACATTGCATCGGTCATTTCACCTCTCTTTCTTTGTTATAGACTAGAAAAAGATGTTAGCCTTCTCAAAAGTTAGCAATGGGCCTTTAAAACGAGATGCATCAAGTGTTGCCTGTTCCATTGATGGAATCTATGTAATTAATTTAGAAAGTAGCAAGGATCGTCTGGAGGAATTTTCAGCAAAATGTGAAAAGGAGGGACTTGAATTCCAGCGTTGGGAAGCCGTGGATGGTCGTAAGCTAGATAGAAAGACACTTTGGAAGGCGGGTGCATCTCAGTGGGCCTTATCTGACCAAAGTAAGAAACGAAAGGGTGAAATTGGCTGTTTTTTATCACATCGGTCACTCTGGTATTCTCTACAGAATCTACCAAGCATAGATACTTCAGGCTATTTAATCCTGGAGGATGATGCAATCTTTGAAGAAAATTTTACATCCAAACTTTCAGAGGCTCTGAGATATGTTCCGCCTGATTGGGATTTTGTCTTTGTAGGACATGGAAATCCTAAATGGATTGGAACACAAGGCCCTGTCCGAAAGCTTCATCAACTGCACGGATTTTTTGGATATATTATTCGGGCAAAGACAATTAAGAGAATCTTAAAATACTTTTGGCTTATCGGAGAACCCATTGATGTAATGCTAAATCGGTTCTCAGATAAATTAAATCTATATGGATTATATCATCCTCTTATAACTCCTGACTGCGATGTACCCAGTACAATCCTTGTAAAGGAGTAAAGGAGTAAATTTGAAAAGTTATTTACTTAATAACTTACTAAACGAATAGAAGTAAGTAGAATGGAAACAATTGTTCATCCAATTACAGCAGATGGAAAGCAATTCTTAGAGTCTCTAGATGAACGGAATCGCCAAGTCCATACACTCGCACAGAAGGAGCTTGGATCCTCCTATTTTGTAGAAAAGACGGCCGCGTTTCGTGCATGGTTTTCATCTAAAAACAAGGCCCCTAAAATGACTGCAAAGATCACTCCAAATGAACAATCTCCAGCAGCAAAGTAAAGTCACGACCATTAAAATTCACTAGGTAATCAAATTCATTACGCAGTGAAAGATCCAAGGTCGTTAGACGAGAGATAGGTGCAGGACTAGAGATAAATGTTGGTTCAAATGTATCTTTACTGAATGTTTTATTTGCAGTATCCCCAGAGTCAAAATAGACAATACTGAACGCCTTTTTTTTGCCTGCACCGCGATCAACTGTTCCAAGATCTTGAGAGTTTTCTTGATTTAAATAGAGATATAACCGATTTGTTAGAAATCCCTGATCTACACAATTTGGACTTAGGATAATTCCTCCACTTGAACTTATATAATCAAGAGCCTGAAATCCAAGAAGTCGGCGAGGAGATTTAATTTGCTGAAGAACTCCATTTTCAAAAGAATCTAGATAGACACCACTTCCAAACAATAGAGAAAAACCAACAACTCCACCACCTTTTGTTCCAGTTATCTTAAGCTGAGAGGTTAGCGAGACAACAGTTACTGCATATGTATTTTGTATGCTTGAAATACCATTGAGCCGAGTTTGAAGTTCTGTTGCAAGATCAGATGCACTGCTATAGACTCCAGGTGTAAGTGTAACAGTAAATGTAGTCCCATCTTCAATAAATGTAAATTGGTTGTATCCAGTATCTATACTAAAAAAAGTGGTAGGAATCGATCCACCAACGACTTGAATACTTAGAATATCTTTTATGGGTCGCATTAATCTCCAGCGAAATTGGCTACTTGTAGGATAACTCAATTGATTTCTGTCACGGCTGTTGATTTCAATTAAATCAATTCTCTTCTTACGACCTGCGGAGATGGATGGAAGAAGAATATCTTGGCCAGAGGCTCTCTGATTTTCAAAAGGAGGAACAGGCGGAGCATTCATTCTACAATAAAGACCTTATTTGTTTAAATAAAATTCACCACGATTTACTCTACCCTTCCAATTTACACAAGAGACTCCCAAGTGAAAAATAAATAAATCCTTTACATTTATTTTTCTTGTAAATATGTCTTGGAAAACATGATCGCATTGACTACAGTCTTCACTATCATTATATAGATACTTGGGACTATTTTTATATAATTGAAAACATCCCTGGAATGTATATCCATAATTACAATCATATTTGCTAGATAATAATGCATTCAGCGAATAATAATCAACACGATATCCACCATACAATACATCTTTTTCTATTTCAAGAGCATCCATAACTTTAGGAAATTCATTTGGTAAATAGATATCTGCATCTAATAATAAAATCGTCTCATTTTCATCTAATTTAGAAAGTAGCATATCTTGACACATCCGAATTGCACCGCCTTTATTGAAGACTTTTCCTCCAGTTTTAAAATCGTAAAATAAGACAACTAGATTTGAATAATTGTATTTTTGAATAAGTTGAAGTGTAGATGTATCTTCCTTGCTTGTAATAATATACCATTTATCAAAAAAAATATAATTTTGTCGCAATGTTATTTCAAGTATATCATCATAATTTACACACACTGTAATTGCGGTTATTTTCTTCATATACTTGTTAAATATATGTATTTATTTAGACTCTTTTTTAGTATTTACTTACGTATGCATTCAAGTTCGCACATACCATAAACGGCCGCTAATTCGGAAAAGGAGGATGCAACTGATCCGAGAATTTTTTCAGAGCTGGCCAAATAAAAGAAGACAGCCGCCCCTTCAAGCATCCCTTTCAATGTATTTCGCGCTCTCACCGTTTCAAGCACGATAATCTGTCCAGGAAATTCCTTTTCAAGAGTCTGTACAGCCTTTGCATCATCTGAAAAGATAGTAAAAATCTGCGTTGCAGATTCTTTTTTGAATCGCTTACTAAACGCTTCAAGAGGTGAGCCAACTATACTTTTAAAATTATCCGTTCGCCGAATATGCACAGAAAGGCTGGAAGGCCCAACCTTCGTTTTCCAGGCCTCCACTACACTTAAAATATTTGGATGAGGTTTTAATCCACGAAAGTGCTGCAGCCACTGAAGTGAATCTGTCCCTTCATAAAAACATCCATAGGAACGAATATATATATCTTCAGTTGGATCCGTTGGTTCAGAAGGAAGTTGATCACGAGATAAGCACATCTTAAAAAGGCGTGCCTTTTCTTTTGGAACTTCAGAATTGATCACAGTAACCCATGAAGGGAGAGATCCCTCTGCAAATAATTCAGTAAATGCAGCACAGCATTCAGGCTTGACGTCTGTCCAGTAAATCACTAACTTCCGATTACTGTCCTCTGCAAAACGAATTCCAGCAACGAGCGCACGCAGACGATTGCAAAGTCCGGCAAGAACTTCTAAATAAATTTGACCCCTACTTTCCATGTATAAAAAGTATAGTGCGAAGGCTTAAGCATCTATTTTCTTAAGTTCTAATACATCAATCATACTGGAGGCCTTACGCAAGATCCTCTATCGGTTCAATACGGCAAGCACGGAAGGCGCATTCTATGTAGCATCTAAGTCGCGAGTTCTAAGCAAGATAAACACTTGGAATCAAGAACTTCCTAGTGTAAGACCTTATTATGCAGTCAAGTGTAATCCAGACTTGAAGCTAATGAAGTATCTGCATGACAGTGGGGCTGGATTTGATTGCGCAAGTGGAATGGAACTTGAGAAGGCACATAGCCTCTTTAATTCCAGGGATCAATTCTCGGATGGAACTATCTTTGCAAATCCTTGCAAGCCTCCGCGTGATCTGAGAACAGCCCAGAAACTTGGGTCAGGTTCTACTGTCATTGATTCAATTGAAGAACTTGAAAAACTAAATAGTGTGAAATGGTCTCAAGGAAGTCTAATTCGGATTGCAGTGGAGGATGCTGGCAGTAAAATGCCCTTCTCCAAGAAATTTGGTGCGAATGTACAGTCAGTTTCTAAAATTGCAGATGCTGCTAAGGCTCTTAGACAAGAAATCTGTGGTATTTCCTTTCACGTTGGATCAGGTTGTTATGATCCAACCCAATACACAAAAGCAATTCAACTTGCACTCTTATCTCTTCCTAAAACAAATAATCTCTATACAATTGACATTGGTGGCGGATTTGACGCACATCCTAGAGAATTTATAAAGGCTGCGCGATCAATTCGTGAGACCATTGATAGTGTTAGTAATCTAGTTAGGGTCAAGTGGATTGCAGAGCCTGGTCGGTTTATGGCGACTGAATTCCAGGATCTCTTTGTTCCTGTAATCGGTAAGAAGCCTGGTGCAAATGGTGAAGGATGGCGCTATACAATTGATGAGAGTCTATATGGTCAGTTCTCCTGTATTCCCTTTGATCGCGCACAGCCGCGTTGGCTTCGGATTGCAGGTCCAAATGAAAAAAGGCAGAGAAAAGTTGGCAAAGGAGTTCTCTTTGGCCGCACATGCGACAGTGTAGATATGATCGCAAAATCAGAACAGATGGAAGAACTTGAAGTCGGTGATTGGCTCTGGTTTCCGCACATGGGAGCCTATACCAGTGTAACTGCCACAGAGTTCAATGGATTTCCTAAGCCAGAGATTCATTATGTAGAGGAATCAATACCGAGTCCAATTTTCTACAATGGCCCATCAAATCTATGGCCCCAAAAATTGAGTACAGTCAGCCATGTACTTACACCTAAGGATTAAAAGGCTTAAATTAAGTATTCTACAAAATGGACTCATCTGCAAGTAAGAAGATAATGATTGGAAATGCAGGCTTTGTGGAACTTCTAGAGACATTTGGATCAGATCTGACTGTAGTGAATGCTGCGCGTGTCTCTTTCGCTAAGGAATCCACTGAATTCAATGAAAAAGATGGAGGTCTTATTCGGTATCTTGCAAAGCATAATCATATTAGTCCCTTCTTTCATCCGCAAATTAGATTCAGAATTAAGATGCCGCTCTTTGTGGCCCGTGAATGGTATAGGCACACAGTTGGACTTTCTCGCAATGAAGTCAGTAGGCGGTATGTAGATGATGAGCCTGAATTCTTTATTCCTACTATATGCAGAGCTCGTGATCCGAAGTTAAAGCAGGGATCAAAGACAGAATCGGTTGATAATAATACTCTTTGTGTAACTGCAATGAAGGAGGCCACAGAAAAGTCTCTTCATATATATAAGGCTCTTTTAGAGCAAGGTGTCTGTCCTGAGCAGGCGCGCGTTATTCTTCCTCAGTCAATGTATACTGAGTTTATTGAGACAGGAAGTCTTGCGGCCTATGCACGGATTTGCAAGCTTCGTCTGGATCCGAGTGCGCAGAAGGAGATTCAGGAGTATGCACAGGCACTTCTAGAACTCTTGAAGCCGCAGTTTCCTGTATCATGGGCGGCACTTTGCGCTTAAGACTAGCATAGTATATTAAGTAGAAAATGGAGGCTATGAAAATGGAGATGAGAGTTAAGCAATTTTCTAAATTGCATAATAATAAATGGTTTCATGTTATGAATTGGACAATTGATATCATAAAAACATCAGATAAGACAAAAAAATATTGGCGAAAGAAATATGATCCGTTTACATCCTGTTTTTATTTTTGATTTGTGGGCCTGCCACCGCCGCCAAAAATTGAAGCCGTGCCACACCCTTTTATAAAGTAATAAAAGGATAAAATGCAGGCACTTCTTGCACCTCAGCAGCAGCAGATTCAGAATGAGTGGTACTGCCCAATCACTCTGGAGATCATGAAGGATCCAGTGATTGCCGAGGACGGTCACACCTATGAGAGGTCATCTATTACGAAGTGGTTTGAGACAAGCAATCTTTCACCGAAGTCTGGAGCACTAATGCGTAGCACGCGTCTAATTCCCAATCTCGCACTGAGGAATACAATCCAGGACTTTCTGTCTCGCGGACCTGTTCGCTCTCTTTCTGGAGCTGTTGGACAGGCCGCATTCGTAAATGCGCCTCTCACGTTAAAGACCAGTCTCTTCATTTCTCCGCGCGACGGTCAGAAGTTTCTTCTCATGAAGGTCTCTGCACCGCAGGAGGGAAAGCGTCAGCCAATCTGCATTATTGCAATTGTAGATAACTCAGGATCAATGGCAGAGAGTGCAGAGCCTGCAGGTGAGGCCTTTGGTTACAGCCGTCTTGATCTCGTCAAGCACGCAATTCGCACGTTTGCATCACTTCTGGGCGATGAGGATCTCATCGGAATTGTCAGCTTTAGCACGACTGCAAAGACGGTTATGCGGCCGACAAAGATGACGGATGCAGGGCGTTCCAAGGTGAATGTTGCTCTGGATTCTATTCAGCCTGATTCACAGACTAATATCTATGAGGGAATTCACATGGCACTTGATCTAGTGAATGCAGATGAGCTAAAGGATCATCACATTGCCTGTGTTCTTCTGACGGACGGATTTCCTAATATCAGTCCGCCGCGTGGAATTGTGCAGACACTTTCAAGCGTTCCTCAGAAGAATAAGATTACGCTCCATACCTCTGGATTCGGCAGCCAGCTGGATAGTGCTCTTCTCTCAGAGATTGCAGGATGGGGTGGTGGTATTTCTGGCTTTATTCCTGACTGCACAATGGTAGGCACTGTCTTCATTAATCTGATCTCAACTCTTCTTGCAACAGCTGCAACGGATGCTACGATCACTTACACGAACGCAGGCCACCCATTTAAGATTCAGACAGGTCCTATCCAGTTTGGCCAGTCAAGGGATTTCGTTGTTCCTGTTTCGTCTGATGACGTCAAGTGCTCTCTCAATGGTCAGCCTGATATTCTAGCTACTCTTGAGCCCTATTCAGCATCTGTTGAGTTTGACTATGTCCGTTACCAGTACATCCAACTGCTTCACTATGGCATTCAAACTGCAAAGATTGGAAAGTACAAGGATGCACTTGATCCTCTTCTGAAGCTTGCAGATCTCTATGGAAGTTCAAGTGATCCTCGGATTGTTGCACTAATGAAGGACATTATCTCGGACAATGAGAATGAGGGGCAGGTTGGTTCTGCACTGACAGATAAGTACTTTAATACATGGGGAGGACATTATGCACGTGCCTACAAGCGCTCGCAGGAGCTCCAGGAGTGCATGAATTTCAAGGATCCTGGTTTGCAGATTTATGGCCAGGCGACGCTGTTCAAGGAGATTCAGACTGCAGCAGATGTAATCTTCTGTAATCTGCCTGCTCCGAAGCCTTCCAGGGCACCGACGCCTGCATATGGGGCTCCTTATGCAGCATCTTCAGCACCACTGACAATGGCATCCTATTACAATGTAGGTGGTGGTTGCTTTGGACCCGATTCACCTGTTCTACTGGGAGATGGTGTGAGCCGAAAGACGATTAGCACTCTAGTTGCAGGTGATAGTGTCTGGACTCCAAATGGACCTCAGGCGATCACTGCCGTCTGTGTATTCGGTTCAACTGCAAAGACGCAGCTCATGTGCCAGTTCGGTGAGTGTATGATCACTCCTTGGCATCCTATTTATAAGCCGCAGGATCAAAAGGATACAACATCGTGGATCTTTCCTTCTCATCTTACTCCACCCAAGGAGCTTCAGGTTTCTACCGTCTATAATCTGGTCCTTCCTGCGGGCCACATTGTAGATGTTGATGGTGTTCTTGCATGTACTCTCGGTCACGGATTTAAGGGTGGAAGTGTAATTGAGCATGAGTTCTTTGGCACTCAGGCAGTCATTGATGCCCTGAAGACTCGCCCTGGTTGGGCAGAGGGTCGGCCGACTTACACAAATCTGAAGGGAATTAAGGAGAACGGCGTGATCGTCGGTTGGTCTGACGACGTTTAACTTTCTGATTTGGTCTCTTACTCCGCGTATGCATTTCAGACCCTGATAGTGGTAATCTATTACCACTAGGACTTCTTAGACTGCCTAGACTTAGACTAAAGCGTGGAAGTGATTTTAATAAACCCCTTACTGAAAAAGATTTTTTAGGCAATCTTCCAAGTTTCATTAATTTTATACGATTTGCACGTCTATCTGGATTCAAAGAACCACCTCTTTTTTTACCCAATTTACGCTGACCTCCTATATAAGGATTCATAGGATTTTTTCTGTTATATATTTGTTTAAGAACATTAAAAATAAATAATAAAACCATTTCTTGAGACCTTGGTCTATTTTGTAAAAAGGGTGGAATAATTAATTTTGGTAGCGATATATCAAACTGTCTTATACACCTAGGAATAAATATATTATTAAATAATTCATCATTTATATTACCATTAGGATCAAGTCCATGCTTTAATTCTAAAATTCCATTTACTGTAGTAATAATAAGTTGTCTATTTTCAGGACTTGCTTGAATATATCCATTTTCAGCAGGGGTTATTCTAAAAATATACTGTCTAAATTCATCCATTTCTTTTAGATAATCCTGTTGTTTAGGAGTTGGAAAATCAGGTAGAACAAGACCTCTCTCAGGAGGAGTAATTGGAGTTCCAAAAGGTTCTTCAAGTTCCTCTTGTGTAATACCAAATGGAAGTGGTGCAGGCCCTAAAGGATGTGAAGGGGGAGCTCCAGCTCCAGCTCCAGCACCAGCACCAGCTCCAGCGGCAGCAGCTTTCGCGTTCATCTCATTAAAATTATTTAAACCTTCAGCAAACTGAACTGGTTTAGACATTCTCTACTTCTATAAAAAGATAATTTACCAGCGTTTTCCACAATGGCTACTATGTCCTCCAGAACAATAGTCTTCTTGCTTGAAACCCTGTTCTCCTCTACAGCAATGCGCATCATGATGATCTCTTGCCCCAGGGAGCTTCTGACCTGTTACTTTATCTGAATACTGGCCGCAGAATTTCTTTCCGCATTGCCAACACCATGTTTTGCCACATCCAGCTCCAACAACAAATCCGCGTTTTGTATCAAGACCGCATGAAAAAATATAATCACATGCAGTATCCTTCAAACACCACCTCTCACACCATGGACATTGTTTCGCGTCGGAGGACATTCTCTTTTTTCTTCTATGAGAAGTTCTATTCAGTCTGCATCTGAATCCGCATAAGTCGTATCTAGTGTCTCATTCGGAGCATCCCAACGTCCAAGATACTTTCCAATGGATTCTCCCTTCACTTTCTCATACACTTTATTCTTATTCGGTTCATACCAATAGCTTTTTCCATTAATATCAAGAATACGTACTTGAATTTCAATAACCTCATCTGCAATAAGGGGCTCATCAGGACTTTCAACAGCAATGGCACTTATAAGTGGATTTATAACTGGAGCTGCAGGAGTTATCACTGTATTCGTGATTTTAGTCACTCTAGGCTTCCTAGGCTTTTTACTTATTTCAGGACTTTTTACTTCAGGACTTTTTACTTCAGAAGTCTTTACTTCAGAAGTAACTTCCTTCGCCTTTTTCACCTTCTGAACTTCTCCTCGTTCAATAATGGGCTTAGAAGGAGCCTCTGTTTTAGAAGGGGTCTTAGAAAGAACCGTGTCGTAAATTCCTTCGCGTCCGCTTGATATATGAAGCATAGCTATCTGAGGAATTTCCTTATCCTTTATTTCTTTATCCTTTATTTCCTTCTTATCTTTCTTTTCCCTACCCATCTCTGTACCTATTCTTGCAAAGCTTTGGGCCTTCCTCGCCATTTCTAATTCAACTTGACTCGGCATATTTCCTGGTTTATTTGCCCATTTCCAGAATCGGTCCGTATCAAACAGCCACGCTTCACAACCTTTAGATTTCAGCGGTTCAGTGACTCGTCCCAAGAAGGCAGTTTGTGTTCTCATTTTTACACCAAGCCCCTCTTTCTTAATTTTATCCTGACAGTTAATACAAAGATCGGATCCAGATTGTTCCACGATAGTTGTACACCTCATCTCAAGAAAGTAGTGGCTTGCTTCTGGAAAATCCACTTTTTGCTTATTACTTGTCCATCGTCCAAGACATTGCATCCTTACCTTTGTACTTTAATACACTTACTCACAGGCCTCAAATTTGACCCTTCAAGCCTTACATTTATTAGGTATAAATACGAATGCAGGTCATGGAGCGCGTCTTATATACTTCATTCAAGCAGGCCATCCTATTTACAGTAGCTCTTCTCCTACTTTCAGCCATTATTCAGAATCTTGAATTCTTCGTATGGTCTCTAATGATGACTGGAGTTCTCTTTACACTTCTTACATTTCTATATATCTATATTTGGAAGTCAAAGGATAAGTATTACGGTGACGACGATGTA